CAAGGGTGGAAAACACCATCACGGAGTTCACCACAAGGGGGCGGAACGCGGGGGTGTTTATGCAAGAATGAAAATAAGTATTCACGAAAGTGTTGCGATGGCTCATTATGGGCGCAAGGGATTGGAAACATTACACGAAGCCCCGTATTTACAAATGAGCAATGGCAAGGAATTACTACAAAGTGGGAAGAAATTAACGAAACTTGGAATAATATATAAGATATGGGAATTTCATTAACGGGTTTAACCCCCGCAACAACATACGATGCCCTAATCAAGGTGGGCGATAACGGACCAATCGATGGAACATTAAAAGTGTTATCCGATGGATTGGGTACAAACCTACCAATGGAGGTATCCACAACGGGTGTAAACTTGACGGGTTCACCAACTGTTAACTCTGTGGCAATTGCCAACACAACCCAAGTTGCCGCCAAACAAGACACCTTGGTATCGGGGACAAACATCAAGACCATCAACGGAACAAGTGTATTGGGTTCGGGCAACATAGCGGTGGTAACATCTCCAAGCGGTGTGAGTGGTGCAATTCAGTTCAGCGATGGTAGTGCGTTTGCAAGTGATGCGTCTAACTTGTTTTGGGATGATACCAATAATAGGTTGGGTATTGGTACAAATGCGCCTAGTGTAAAATACGACCAACAAGGCGGAGGGGCTTTGTTTAATATGGGAGGCGGTGGCACAAATTCATTTAGGGTTCAAAGAAGTGGTTTTACTCTACTCAATATAGGTACTGACAATGCAGGTATCTATATGACCGCGGATGGGGGCAATAATGGTAATATACAATGTGTAAAACCAAATGGTAGTTTGTTAATGCAAATTAGTGATATTAGTACAGTTGCAACAATCAAAGGAGTTGGCTCAACATCCGCCACAACATCGCTTTTGGTGCAGAATAGTGCGGGGACAAACTTGTTACAAGTTAGAGATGATGGTGCGATTACAATGGGAGATAATGTCGTATTTGGTAGATTTTATACATCAAATTCTGGGGCATCATTTCCTTCTTATTCGTTTAATGGTAATTCTCAAGCGGGAATGTTTGCCATACCTGCAACGGCGAACGCATTTGGATTTGGTACTGCAAATACAGAAAGAATGCGTGTTAGCAATGGTGGTATTGGCATAAATACACTTGCAGCAAATAACGCATCCGCAACTTTGCAAATTGATTCTACAACTCAAGGCGTATTATTTCCCCGAATGACAACAACCCAAAAGAACGCAATCACGGCTGTTGCGGGATTGGTTGTTTACGATTCCACAACTAACAAACTATGTTGCTACAATGGTAGCACTTGGAACGATTTATTCTAATTTTGTAAATATATGAAAGCAATTCTTATCAATAGTAATGTAAACCTTACAAGCGGTTTATCAATCCCATCGGGTTCAGTAGTAGTAATCGCCCATTAAAAAATCGTATCTTTGTGTATGGCAATAGTTTACAGACATATTAGATTAGACAAGAACCAACCATTTTACATTGGTATTGGGAAAACTGAAAAACGGGCTTACACGAGATTTTCAAGAAATCCAAGGTGGAAACTGATTGCCAAAAAAACCGATTGGAGAGTGGACATTCTATTTGAAGATGTTTCAATGGATTTTGCAAAGGAAAAAGAAATAGAATTAATTGCATTGTACAAACGATATGAGGATGGCGGATCGTTGTGTAATTTAACCAAAGGCGGTGATGGTGTTACGGGCTATGTGTTCACAGAAGAAGCAAAGAAAAATGTTAAAGCCAACACCGCCAAAGGAGAGAATCATTACAGATATGGAAAGGGTATGCCACCCCATGTTATGGAAGCGTTGGTAAATGCAAATAAAGGAAAGCCATCACATAGCAAAGGCAAAAAACGACCAGAAATAAGCGGAATAAACAATGTTCGTTCTAAACCACTTTATTGTGAAATGACAGGAATGTTTTTTGAATCATTTACCGATGCGGCGAATTTTTTAGGAATGCCAAGTTATCAAATTGTCAATATGTTCAATGGTAAAAATAAAAATATCACATCACTAAAATTATACAAAAATGAAACTTATACAAATTAACACCCCCGTAAATTTGACATCGGGATTAAGCATCCCAAGTGGATCGGTTGTTGTTATTGCCGAAGGATATTCGGATAACAAATCACAAAAAGACGGAATCATTCCCGCCCAAATCGCAACCTTTGTTTTTGCAAGTGTACAAGCATTGGCAGAAGGCAAAGCCCCGATTCAAGGTATTGAAGATTTTAACAACACTTTTGCAGGACTTCAGTTAACCGTTGCGGATTACGAAACATTGGCAGCCGAAACCCTTTTAATCAATGCGGTTTACTCGGCGTTAAGTGCATTTTATGGTGCGGAGAATGTGGAACAAATAACCATCTAATCGTTTTATAGACATGAGTATTTCAGCAAGTTCATTTAGCGCGGGTTACACGGGTTCAAGGGTCGTATCAAACACAAGTGCCAACACGGGAAGATTCCGTGGGTTTGTGGTAAATGCGGATGCCGTTGTATCTGCAATTTTGGATCAATCCGCAGCATCATTGATGACAACATTGGGATTGAGTGGTGTAACATTAAAGCAAGGCACATTCATTGCCGTTGCCGATGGTAGTTATATCAGTTCAATCACCTTGGCGAGTGGTTCAGTTGTAATGTACGGAGAATAATGTTTGGCGTTGGAGTTGGTGTAAGGGTTGGCGGGTTTACTGCCAGTAGTGGCGGTGGCTTTGACCCCGATGCACAAGCATTTTTTGACCGCGTTACCACTGCGGGTGGCTCGCTTACCACCACCGAAAAGAACGCAACCAATCAACTTGTACTTGATATGAAAAGTGCGGGTATTTGGTCAAGTATGAAAGCCGTTTATCCAATGGTTGGTGCAAGTGCGGCGGCGTGTGCGCAGAATCTTCGTAGTTCAAGTTTCACGGGTACTTTTTCAAGCGGTTGGACTTTTGCGAGTAGTGGGGTTACAAGCAACGGAATTAGTGCGTATTTTGATACAACTTGTAGAGTTGTTACAGATTTAGCAAATTTCAATTTATCATGGGCGCATAGTGGTTCAACTGGTTCCTGGAATGGCGCATTTGATGGTGTGAGTGTTGTTGGATTTAATGGTAATTCACAAATAGGATTACAAAATTTGACAAGTATAACAGGTACCGTTCCTAGTTCATTTAGCATGATGTCTGGTAGTGTTAATTCTAGTGCTTCAAATGATGCGATATTATATTTTGACGGCACACAACAAAGCACATATACTGCAAATTCAATGTCGAGTGATATTGGTTTTATTTTGGGCGCTTTGAATACTGGAACTTTTCCCACAGTTACACCGATAATTTTCAATGTTGCTAACATTAGCACTTTGTGTTTGGGTAGCAAATTGACGGGAGCGCAAATGAGCAATTTGTATACCGCCATAAACAATTTCAATACAAGTTTATCACGATGATAGGTTACACACTTACACCCGAACAAAAGGATTTGATACAAGGGCAATACTACGCACCTTATCAGTTTTTTAATTGCGTTCAAGATATTAACGGAACTTGGTTTTTGTTTTTATCAGATGAGGACAAACCCGAAGTTGCAATAACTGAATACGCTTGGGTTTTAGATTTACCCGAAGCCGAATACATCCCACCACCATCACCACCATTCCCACCTACTGAATAATGACCGCAAGAAAACCCAATGCGTTGCCAGTGTCGTTTGACCAATTTCGCAAAAACCCAATTGCTGCCGTTGCTTTTTGTATGCTGTTGGCTGTTTCTTATCTTTACTTTGACCTTCGTTCGGGCTATAAAGAACAGATTGAAAAGGCAAACCAAAAGATAGAAGCATTGGATGTGAAGATTGATAAATTGACCTACGCATTGAAACGATCCGATTCGTGTTTGGCTGCAACCATGACCGAAATACGCATCATGCAAACAATGAAAAAACTATGAAAAATCTTTTAATCGTATTTAGTGCATTGTTTATCACTGGTTATGTGTTCACAATTGCCCACGCCAAACAAAGCCCACAGATTGACGAAATAGACGCGTTGCTTAACAAGGTATCAAAAAACATTCAAAGTGCGGGAGAAGTCACCAAAATGGCTCAAACGATGAATGCCAAGATGGTTGAATCAAAGGTTGCGGAAAAGGAAGCGTTAAAAGCGGATGTTGTCAAGGCACAAGCCAAGGCGGAAAAGTATGCAAAGACCATGATGTACATGGGTATCGACACGGCAATGGCGGACATGGACACGGCATCAATTGAAAATATGTTACGATTAAACGGAATGAAATAATGGCAAAGGCAACCAACACATCGACATTCAGAGTGAAGCCCAAAAACAAATTGGGCAGACATACAAAGCACATAAACAAACACAAATCAAAAAAGGCCAGTAGAGGCCAAGGATAATGAAAAAGATATTAGAGATTTTCAAAGGTGACCAAGGTCAATTCAGTTCAAAGCGTTTCGTGGGTATCATTGGGGCGTTTGTACTATTTGGAACAATGGCACACAATTCTATGTCACCCCAGGAGATAGCACCATCAAAAGAATTGGTGGAAGCGGTTGAATGGGTAACGATTCTAACATTGGGATTTACATCAATAGATAAATTTAGCAAAAAGGATGAAAACTAAACAAGTACATTTCCGTTCGTATAACTACGAAAAGATTGAAAAGAAGCAAATCTATTTACACCACACGGCGGGTGGACCAAGTGGCGAACAAGTGTTTCAGTTTTGGGAATCACAAGCCAACAAGGTTGCAACTTGCGTATCCATCAGTAATGACGGAACCATCGTGCAAGGGTTTGGAAGCGAGTGTTGGGCGTACCATCTTGGGTTAGGTACAAAGCATTTCATGTCCCAGGGGTTGCCATACCTTCCGTTGGATCGTTCATCAATCGGTATTGAAATATGTAATTACGGACCATTGACACAAAAAGGTGGTAAGTATTATAATTATGTAGGTGGTGAAATCAAGAAGGACGATGTAATTGAGTTGGATAAACCATACAAGGGTTATAAGTTATGGCAGAATTACACGGATGCACAAATTGAATCTGTAAAGGAGTTGTTATTGCATTGGAATACCAAATACGGCATTGATTTGACTTACAACGAGGATATTTGGGAAGTTAGCAAACGGGCATTGAAAGGCGAGGAAGGTGTATTTACACACAATTCGGTTAGACCAGACAAGGCGGATGTGTACCCACACCCCAAGTTGATTGAGATGTTAAAGTCACTCACAAAAAAATAAGGTCATTCACAAAGAAAGTGGGTTAATTCTCACTTTTTTTTAATCTTTTTATATTTGGAATTTGGAATTACCAATTATAACCCCGTATTTTGAATCATAATACAAACGGATATGAAAAACTTGACACCAAAACAACTACTTAAATTAGAAAACCAAATTGGTTTATTGTCACACAAATTGGCATTAGTATGTCAGCAACACAAAATTGCAGACCGCAACATGGATTTGGTTGACGCGGGATTTGGTGATTGGGATGCAGAAACACAAGAAGGTATGGTTAACGAACTTCACAATTTGGATCGTATGCTTGACACACTTCATTGCAGAATAATTGATTTAAGAGAAAACGAGGGGGCTTAATCGCCCCCACTAATAACATGGATATGACAATCAACATTTACGAATGCGTTTATCGCACAGAACAAGGCAAAGAATTGTACACCAAAACTTGGTATGCACCGACATGGGAACACGCTTATCGCATGGCTGAAATTTATCGCACAGTCACTTTACACGATGCGTTTGATTTTATTTTACAACGCATTTAATTTGGAATCTAAAATTATTTAACCTATTTTTGAAAAGACAAATAACATGGATATAATTTACTTCATTCTACTTACACCCGTTGCGGTGGTTGTTTCCTTCCTTGGATGGAAGTTGAGACAGTACAAAAATGACATTAACAAATTGCCAGAGGCAACCCCGTATCAGTACGAACGCGATGAGTACATTCCGCACTTTGATGAGTACACACAAACATTGTATCAGTTTAAGACGGGCAAGAAATGAACAACCAATTATTAATTTGGACCCCAGAACTTAACAAGTTGCGGGAG